CAAATTTAGAATTTAGATTTTAACGTAATTCCAACTTATAACAGTATATAAAATACTTTAAAATGTTTGTTGTTAGATTAACATTAACGTAATTTAACAATATATTGGAAGTAAATACTATTTTAAATCTAATGATTGCGTATAATCTAACAGCAGATGAACTTCTTCTTGTGTATCTAACGTTTCTTGCACAAGAAGAGGAGGGTCATCCTGAATATTTTGCAAAATGATTTTCTAATGGTGGACAACAAAGATTAAAACCTTTGTTTGAATCACTTAAAGAAAAAGGTATTATTCACAAAGATTATAATCCAAAAGCATATAATCCAGATGATATTGAATTTAATAAGAACTTTTTAAGAGGATGGCTTAAAGGATCTGGAGAAATGGGAGCTGAACTATTTCAAGCATATCCTGTTTATCTTGAAACTCCTACTAAATGGTATCCACTAAAAAATATCTCTAAACACTGGCACTCGTTAGATGATTTTTTCTTTTCTTATTCTTCAGCAATAAAACACAATCCTCAAAAACATAAAGAGGTTATGGATCTATTAGAGTGAGGAAAACAAAACGATTTAATAAAAGGTGGTATTGCTGATTTTGTTATTTCACAGCAATGAGAAAACCTAAAATATATTAAAGAATCTGGAAAGAAAGTTGAAACTGTTGCATCTGTACTACAAGATTTCTAAAATGAACAGTGTTGAAATATTATTTAAGCTCATAGACAATGGGCGAGAAGGGAAAAATATAGGATTAGCAACAGGTTGTCCTAAAATGGATAAACTTGTTGGAGGAATGCAACGTGGATTATATACTTTAATTTTTGGTAGTTCTGGAAGTGGTAAATCTGCATGAACTTTATATAATTATATCTATAGGCCGTTAAAAGATTATCCAGATAAACCTATTCAAATGGTCTATTATTCTCTAGAAATGTCTGAATCGTTATTATTAGCAAAGTTACTTTGTTTATATGTTTATGAAGAATTTGGAGAAATTATCTCATATTCTGAATTAATGTCTTGACAGAATACACTTTCTGATAGTAAATACGATAAAGTAAAGCAAGCTAAGACGTGGCTAAAATCTATTATGCCAAAATTAACGATTTTTGATAAATCTTTATCTGCTCCGTTTTTCTACGCTTCTTTAAAATCATTGTTACTTCAATGAGGAAAAGAAGAAGAGATTGAAAATGGAAATGCAAAAAGAACAATTTATATTCCAAATAATCCTGAACAATTAGTATTTGTAGTTTGTGATCATTTAGGTTTGGCAACGCCAACTAAAGGACACACTAAAAAAGAGGAGATTGATACAATTTCTGCATACGCTGTAACGTTTAGAGAAAAGTATCAAGTATCTTTTTATATGTTAATGCAGGAGAATAGGAATAGTGCAGATATGGATCGAAGGAAAGCCGAATTGACGGAATGTACAGCAGAGGATATTAAGGATTCAGGTAATGTATTTAATGATTGTGAAGTTTGTATAGGAATTTATAATCCACTTCGCTTTAAATTAAAGACTCACAAAAAGTATCCAATTATTATTGAAGGTGTACAAGAAGGACAATTTGGAGGTCTTCGCGATCGTTATAGAGCTGCATGTCTATTAAAAAATAGACAAGGAGAATCAGATAAACTGATTTCTCTAAACTTTTTCGGAGAGTTAGGCATATTTAGAGAACTACCAAAACCAGATGAAATAACAGACTATACGCAATACTTAACCTTAAATGGTTATAAAGAAACGAAACAAAAAGATTCTTCTACTCCAAAACGAGAAGAAGATAAAAAGACTATAACATTTAGTTTTTAAATGGCAAATTTAATAGCAATTGTAGGCGCTAGCGGTAGTGGAAAAAGCTCTAGCATTCGTACATTAAATCCAGAAGAAACTTTTATTATAAATGTTGCATCAAAACCTCTTCCATTTAAAGGATGGCGTAGTAAATATACGATTTGAAATAAAGATAATCCTAATGGAAATTATATAAATAGTAGTGATGTGGCAACAATTGCAAAAGTACTGGGTTATATTAATTCAAAACGAGACGAAATCAAGAACATTGTGATTGAGGATTCCCAATATCTCATGGGCTTTGAGGCAATGGATAGAGCAAAGGAAAAAGGATACGAGAAATTTACAGATATTGCTCAAAAGTTTTATAGTGTTCTTAAAACCGCTATTCAAATGCGAGATGATTTAAATATAATAATAACCTGTCACAGTGAAAATATTGGTAGTGTAGATTATCCTCAATACAAGATTAAAACTATTGGAAAAATGGTTGATAATGTAATTACTGTTGAGGGACTATTTACCTATGTACTATTTACATCAATTCAGTCTAATGATGAATCTGGAACAGAATATTTATTCCAGACTCATTCAGATGGTACAACTACCGCAAAGACTCCAATGGGATGTTTTGATGAAGATTATATTCCAAACGATCTTCAATATGTAATTGATAAAATTAAGGAATACGATGCTTAGGATTTCTTTTGATTTTAATGAAACCTCCAAAACAGTTACTAATGTAAAAGTTGTAAATGTAGAAAATAATAAAATAAGAGGTATAGCATCAAGTGATAAACCTATTGTTGATGCTGATTGTACACCAGATTTACAGGTGCTAGAAAATAAGCTTCAATTATCAAAAGCTGCATTAGCAAAGCTAAATGCAAAAGCAGACGACAGAATTTCTATTCAGTATGTAAATGAAGGTATTGGAAAAGCAGTACCTATTATAGGAAAGGCTGAATTATTTACCGATCGACTTGACGGCAATAGAGTTTCAGCGAAAGGAACTGTAGCATTTAGAGGCGAAAAGAGAAGCACTCTTATCGAATTTGGCACAATTTTTACTTTAGAGGAATATAAGGACGATGTTTGGAAATTAATTCCAATTTCTGTTTCTGACGATAATGATGATTTAACAGAAGAAAATTCTGATATGGAAGCATTAAACGATTCAGAAATAGATAGAGAGATTGAAGCAATAACGGCTTCTGATGCAGACGATGATCTGCCATTTTAAAAACTTTAATAACTAAATAATTATGGGAATGTTTGATCTATCCAGTACAACTGGACTTAAAGACAGTAATTTTCTTACTGCAGGTATTCATACTGCAAAATTTAATGGCTTATCTCTTGATTCAGTAACTTCTCAATCAAAGGGACAGACTTATGCTACAATGAAACTCACGCTTGATATTGATGGATATGGTGAGTTTACACACAATTTCTTTGAGCCTACTTCTGATGAAAGAACGGAAGGACAGTATGGTCTTCAGCCATCACAGAAAGATCATTTTATGGTAGCTTTGCGCCAGATTTTTGATGCTCTTGATGCTAAGATCGGAGAAATGATTGACAACAAAGCTGTTGTTATTAATGTAGATGGCAAGGATAAGGAAGTAAATATTGATAAAATATCTACATTTGAACAGCTTGTTAAACTATCAAAGGCACTTACTGATCCATATATTGGAACATCTGTAGAAATAAAACTAGTTCCTGGAAATAATGGCTATAACACTATTCCTGGTTTTCCTGCTAAGATTAATCGCGCTGGTCTTCTTGGAATTTCAACAAGATTTATAGGACACGATCTTGTACTATCTCAGTCGGAGCAGAAAAAGATTGCAGCTGCTGCTAACACTCGTCCTACAAATATGGCTAGTTCTAATGCTACATTAGATGGAATTGGCGAAGCTCTTGGCGTAGATACTTCTGATGATCTTCCGTTTTAATAACATTTAATGGGAGACATATTGTTTGATTTTTCTGAAACATCAGGATTGGTCGAAGAACCACCTTTAACAAAAGAATTTATTCTTAGTAAAGTTTCAGAAGAAACAATCTTTGAACATTACGGAGTCCCTATTAAAAAGGGACTCTTTTGTTCAAAGTTAAGACAAGATAATAAGCCAACAGTTGGATTATATAGAAATAAAAGAGGACGTTTAATCATAAAAGATTTTGGTTCAGATTTTAGTGGAGATTGTTTCGCCTATGTAATGGCTTTATTTAATGTCTCTTATTATATGGCTCTTCAAATTATAGCAAATGATTTTGGAATTATTAGTAGACCTGATTTAAAAATTAATAAGCCAAAAATCATTCCAACTGGAACAAAATTTGAAGAACAAAAATCAGCAATAATTCAAGTTCAAACCAGAGAATTCAAACAATATGAATTGGATTGATGAGGAAGATATGGTATCTCTCATTCAACATTAACAAAATTTCGAGTCTATCCAATAGATAGTGTTTGACTTAATGGAAATTTATTTTACACCAATATATCAGAGCAGCCTGTTTTTGGATACTATGGTGGAATTAAAGAAGATATTGAACAATGAAGAATATATTGGCCAAAGCGAACGGAAGGCAGATTTATATCTAACTGAAAAGCCACATATATTCAAGGGGCACATATGTTACCTATAAACGGAGGCGACTACTTGGTTGTTACAAAATCATTAAAAGATGTTATGTGCTTATATGAATTTGGAATACCTGCAATAGCACCTTGCTCCGAAAATCTATTTTTAACAGATGCCCAATATAACAGAGTTAAAAACAAGTTTAAAAATATATATCTTCTTTATGACAACGATTTACCTGGTGTTAGAGCTACAAATAAGATTCATAAACAACATCCAGAATTAAAATGTTTATTGCTAAGTAGAGAAGATGCTAAAGATTTTTCTGATTATCGGAAAAGATTTGGTTATGCAAAAACACTGGAATTAGTTAATAAAGCAAAGAGTTATTATGGCGAGACGCAATAAAAACATAGAGCTTCCGACTATTGATGAAATAGACACACCTAAAAAGAAGAGAGTGAGAAGCAGGTCTTATAGTCGTACAAAAGGACATAACTATGAGACTAAAATAGCAAAAGAGTTAAGAGAGTTAGGCTTTTCTGGTATTGTTACTAGTCGTAGTGAATCAAAAGCAATGGACGATAACAAAGTTGATTTAATTGATAAAGATAATCGTTTACCGTGTTACATTCAATTAAAATCAACTCAATCAATTCCGTCTTATTTTAAAATAAGGTCGGAATCTTCTGTTAATCCGGAGAGTTTTGTAATAATTTGGTCAAAGCAAGAGAAACGAGAAGTAAATATTGTTTCTGTTGGAGAAGCCGTAATTATGGATAAATCGTTATTTTATAAATTAATAAAACCTTATAGTGAGAGCTCTAATAAATAGGGCTCTCATTTTTGTTATTATGAATTTACAAACATTTTTACAAATCCATATTTTTGGATCGTACGATAAGGAA